ATAAGGAGTTTGGAGAAGAGTTTGTAAACGAACAATATATGATTAGATATATGGGAGATAAATTTATTGCCAAAGCTAATTATGATTCCAGAGGGTTGGAAGATGTTGAGTTTGCAGCGTTAGATATGCGATTTAAAAAAGACTTTGGTAATCTTGCATTATCTATGGGTGTTGCAGGTAGAAGCCACCCAGCATACTTAGACTTTAGACCGATTGATTTATGGTGGGACGAACAAGGTATAGATATTAGTGAGTTTACACCTTTTTGGGAGTTTGCTTATTTCTATGGATATACTGATGAGTGGACTGAACAAACAACTCAGTTTGGTTATCAATACTTTGACTATCTATGGTGGGACGCAGAAGGCAATCTTGTAGCAAACTCAGATGATCAATTTTACAAACAGATATATGGTCAAATTGTAAGAGAGTACAATGAAGAATATGCTAAAGACTTAGGGTATCAAAATGAATTATCTTTAAGTGTGGGGGCAGATTATTATAAATACACTCCAAGAAATTGGTTTCACTTTTGGGCAACTGCATATCCAGTAACTAAAGGTATGTCTGATTATTCATTTAATTATGATGTAGCAGAAAATGGTATGGACTATGATTTAGGATTAGTCTATGGTTGGAAACTAACTAAGAAGTTTGGAATATTCTTAGAAGGTCGTTATCTAAATATGTATGATGTACAAAGTTATCAGTCCAAGCTTGGATTTAACTGGTTNATATATTAATGGCTAGAAAAAAAAGAAAATCGAGAGTCAATCAAGCAGGAAATTATACTAAACCTACGCTAAGAAAGCGTTTATTCAATAAACTCCTAAGAGGGAATAAAGGTGGTAATCCTGGACAATGGAGTGCTAGAAAAGCACAGATGTTAGCACTTGCTTACAAACGAGCAGGTGGAGGTTATAGGTAGTGGCTCTCAAGAAATCACAAAAAAGTCTACGCAGATGGACGAAACAAAAATGGGGTACTAAGTCAGGAAAACCTTCCAAGAAAACTGGCGAGAGATACCTTCCTCAACGATTGCTAAAAGCAATGACTAAATCAGAATACGCATACGAAACTCGTAAGAAACGCAAAGCCACTAAGGCAGGAAAGCAACGAGCTAAGTATTCTCGCAAAACAAGAAAAAGAATGCGTAGATATACATAATTTATTATATTCTTAATTAATAAACATAACGGAGGACGAATGTCTAAAGAAAAAAAACAAGATGAATTTAAAGTAGTGTTAGAAGATGGCAAAGAAGTAAAATTTGACGATCTAAAAGACGAGCAGAAGTTAATCGTAAATCAAATCAGAGATTTAGATATACAGCTCGGTAGAATGAATTTTCAAGCACAGCAACTTCAAGCTGCAAAGAATCATTTCTCTGCAGAACTAAATTCTTCTTTTACAGAAGAGAAAGAAGATGCCTAAGTTAAATGTAGTAGCAGGTATTATGAATCAAGTCGCTGACAAGATTGATGACTTTACACTTGACAAAGCAGAAAAAGCTGAGCTTATGCAAGAGATTAATAAAGCTCAACTTGAGGTTAATAAAGTTGAAGCTGGACAAACAGGTTTACTTGTAAGATGGCGTCCTTTTCTTGGTTGGGTTTTATCTCTCGCTTTCGCATACCATTTTGTATTGCAGCCATTTTTAGTGTTTGCTCTAGCTGCCAATGGGATAGTAGTGGAATTACCACAATTCGATATGGGAACTATGACAACAGTCTTAATGGGTATGCTTGGTATGGCAGGAATGCGTACCTACGAAAAAGTCAAACAATCAGCGTAATGGAGTTCAACGAAATTATTGAAAAAGTCCTCGAACACGAAGGGGGTTATGTCAATGATAAAGATGATTTGGGTGGAGAAACCAAATATGGTATTACCAAACGATTTTATCCAAACCTTGATATTAAAAACCTAAGCAGAGAACAAGCAAAGGAAATTTATTATCAAGACTATTGGATTCCTTCGAAAGCTAAAATCATTACCAAAAGAATTACGCTATCCATACTTTGATTGTGTTGTAAACACAGGACAACGCAGAGCAGTTAAGATATTGCAACAAGCGTGTAACAATAAAAATACTTTTGAAATCAAAGAAGATGGACTTATTGGTGCTGCTACAATCTCTGCTTGTAAAAAATTAGAAGCAGATAGATTTATTTCATATAGAATTTTATTCTATTCTTTGCTAATTTCAGATAACCCTACACAAGAAAAATTTTGGTATGGGTGGTACAAAAGAGCCAAAGGAGAATAGATGCCTACATATATAACAGCTAGAGATTTAAAAGACGCTTTTCCAAATTTAGATGAGTTTGATACGAAGAAACCTGTCTATGGTTGGGTAGCAGAATCTACAAATAGATATGTGTCACACGATTCTGGATTGGTAACTATTCTTTTTGCAGACGGAAAAGATTTAGGTTCTGCACAATCAGCTTTGTCTGATGTAGATGCAAACGATGAATGGTTTTACGATTCAGCAGCAGACGCAGTATATTATTATAATAGTGCTAGTAGTCCAGAAGATTTATTAATGGAAGCAGGAGAAGATTTTGTTACTTTAAAAACAAGAGTGATGCAAGACGCAAGTGATTATGTAGATTCTAAATTAGATTCTAACTTACCAAGAGAACAATTTTTATTAAAAGATGGTACATACGACTATCTTATTAGACGACTAACTTCATTAGTCGCAGCATTCTTTTTAGTAAAAGGGAAAGATCCTACAAGCGAAATAGCAGAAGCGTTATTTGAAGAAGCAGAAATGCACATTGCAGACTTGAATGCAGGTAAAGCAAAACTTAGTTATCAAAATACTGGCGATGCTTCTAAGGGTATTGTACGAAAAGTATCTGTATCTGGTAGTTTGGAGATAGTAGATACAAGAGGAAATTACTTTGGTAGCTACGATAGATTAAAAGTTATTGTAACTACTGGTGGTGCTATTGGTACTGCTAAATACTCTGTATATGCAAAAGATGATAATACTTTAAAAAATAATCAAGTGGTAACAGATGAAGTTATTAATGGAGATTATCAAGACTTAGCAGCAGGATTGCAGATTAGATTTCAAGGTTCTGCAGATAGCTCTACTGCAACTCAAAACGATGAGTGGGAAGTAGAAGTCACAGGTATTTATGAAGAGGTAGAAAATGCTTCTATGCGTTCAGTTAAAATGACTCGTAAAGATTTTAAACAATTCTATCGAGGTAAAGATGGCTCTCGCATCTACTAATGCCTGGAAAGTTAATGTCGAAGAAACGATACAAACTGCAATTAGAAGTGAGTTCTCAAATGCTCTTCCTATTTATAGAAGCAAGAAAACAAATATAGCAGGTAATCAATTTGCTATTCTTAGAGGGGAAAATTCAGAACCTCAAAATACTATGTATGCTAAATTAGGAAGTAATTATAATCTTTCATTAGAAGTATATATATCAGATAGAAAAAGAAACGATATTACTGTAAAGCATTTTTTTAAACAAATATCAAGAGTAGAAGAACTATTTTATTCTTTGGTAGAATTAAATCCATTGTTTAATGTNAGTATAAATAGTATAAATTATAATGATGATGAGGATATTAATGGATATAGAAAAGCAACTTTTGATTTGACTGTAAGGAATATTAGATAATGGCTATTAGTTTTAACAATGTTACATACGANAAAGTAATGACACCATTGCGAGATAAAATACGCACAGAGTTTAANGGTGCATTGCCTGTTTATTTTGACAATAACTATAGAGATATAGGAACAAAGTCNTTNAGAATATATCCNGAATCACAAACATTAGTAGAGAAAAAAACTCGTTCTTATCTCAATGTATATGAAATGCAAATGGATTATGTTATCAAGACATATAATGATAATGAAAGAGCATTAGATGAAATGTATAAAGATGTGAGTAGAATAGAAACCGTTTTGTTTAATAACTCGCACGGAGGATCTACACCATACTTCTTTGAAAGTATGCCTACTATTGAGCATAATATAGACACAGATTTAGAGAATGTATATGTATCAAGAATAAGTGTACCAGTATTATATGAAGAAGTTTATCAATCATTCGCTAGGTTTGTAACTTCCGATGATAAATTCTTTGTATTATCTAATGGTTCTTTTTATATTGTAAGGAGTTAATTATGGCTAAAAAGTACAAAAAGAAAGAAGGCGTCTTACCAAGAGGTACAAGTTACTTAGGGTTAGACTGGGCAGATTGGGCAAGATTAAAAAATGGTAAAGCTGTAGAGCTTGATTCTATGCCTAAAGAAGCCAAAGAATTTTTAGTAGAAATCAAAAATCAAAAAGTAAAAAAAGAGGTAAAGTGAAATGGCAGATTTAGCAGAAGGATTTAGTCCTAAACAGTTTCAGTTAGCCATCGCTGCTGAAGCAGATGGCATTGGTGGTGGAGAAGCCACAGACGCAGATTATAAATTTATTAATATTGATTCTATCGAGTTCCCATCTTTAAACCCACAACAGGTTTTAGATGTAAGACACGGAGCAGGTAGAACTATGAAAGCTGTAGATATGTTTTTATCAAACAAACTTACAGTAAAAGAAATTAGTTTTTCAGGTATTGCAGATGCTACTATTTTACCAATGCTTCTTTCAAATATTACAACCGATGCTTCAAGTGCTTATGAAATAGCAGGAAGCTACGCAGGTATTGATTTATCTTATGGAGATTCTGTAAGTGACAATACTAAAACATTTGCAGTAGTAGTAGTAACACCAGAAGCAGCTCAACAAATGTATTTCAAGGGTTGTTTCTTAACTTCATTAACTATTAGTGGAGATGTAGGTGAAGAAGCAGGAAGATTAAAGATTTCAGGTACATTTAAATCTGGTTGTATTCCAGCATTAAATGATACTTCTATCGTTCCAACACACGACAGAGCAAGTTTTAATACAAACTACTTTATGACAGATTATGGTGATTCTGGCTCAACAAATGCAGTAACAACTATTGGAGGTATTTCTGATCCAGTAATGAAATCATTTAGCTTAACCATTGAAAACGATGTTGTTATGAGTGGTTATGATGTAAATGGTAATTATCAGCAAATGCACAGAGGTATTCCAGAAGTGGCAGTAACCTTTGAAGCAGTTGTAAAGTATGATGGTGATACAGATAATCTTATACAAACATTTGGAGAACAATCAACATCTACTGTTGCAAATACATTAACAGCAGCAGATAGTGTGACAAGAAATGTAGATATATCATTACCAACTTGTATTATTACCGATGTAAGTTTTTCAGAGGAAGATGCAATGTTNNTATCCGTAAGTAGTAAAGCAGTAGCTGGTACTTCANGAAACATTGTTTCTATCACAATACAATAATAAAAACGAGGAAAGTCAATGTCTAAAAAGATAACGCTTAAGAGTGGTGTTAAAGCTACGCTTATAGAAATGTCAGTAGATGCTTTTGATAAATGTATGGATTCTGTACGCTTTGAAGAAGTAGATGGACAGTCAGTAATTAAAAATCAATTTGCATTAAGTACACTATGGATTAGAAATGGTGTAGATGGAGCAGATGATAAGNTTATTAAATCTTTATCAATTAANGATAGAGTAGAATTACAACTAGCTATTCAGGAATACAATAGCTTGGGGGAATAGAAACCCTCTCACTTGAATTAAACATATTAATAGATGATTGGTGTGAGGGTTGCAAATATTCTACCTTTCCATATAAAGCTAAGTTACCTCTTAAAAAGAATAACAGCATTCACACCTTTACATCTATGGAAGATATATGGTATGTAATCAAGCTATTGAAAGAAGAAGTTGAAGAACATAACGCAACCTCTGAAAGAAAGTTTGAAATACACGAAGCTATTAAATCACACCTACCCTTTTTTGCTTGTACAAACAACTTTATAAACAAAGAATATCAACGAGATATACAACGATACACCTATTGTAAAAAGATGAAAGTACCCCCTTATGAAGGATCATACGGAAATCAACCAAAAAAATGGATTGATAAGTGCAATGTTATAGAAAAAATGTTAAATTATATACAATCAAAACATTACAACAATATGAAAAATGGCTAAACAGTTTGAAATAAAATTAGAATTTACTACAAAGGGAGCAAATAAATTAATTGAATCCCTTAAGATTTTAGCACAACAACAAAATAAAGTTTCTGCAGCTCAACGAAAATTTAACAACGCAAATCTAAAAGCAGTTACTGCTACCAATAAATTATTAATGGCTCAAAAAAAGCATCGTTCTGCGATGTTAAAAACTTCTACACAAATTGCAAAACTTAAAGAGCAGGTAAGAGTTTTAAGAATGCGTAACCAGCAACTTGCTGCTTCTACTGGTAGAGTTACAAAAGCACAAAACAGAATGCGTATTTCTACTGCTGGATTACAAAGAACTATTGGTTCTATTAGAAATAAAATTCTTCTTTTAACATTTGCTTTTGGTGGTATGGCAGCAGGTATTGGGAATGCCATACAAACCTCTATGCAATTTGAAGCTGTTAAAGTGCGACTTAACTCTATGTTTGGCTCTGTAGAAAGAGGAACAAAAGCATTTAATACATTTAACAAAGTTGCAGCTACTACTCCATTTACATTAACAGATGTTGTTGAAGCTGGTGCAGCGTTAAAAGCATTTGGTACAAATGCAGAAGAAATGATTAAACCTACTGCTGATTTAGCAGCGTTTATGGGTGTAACTGCTACTGAAGCAGCTCAATCTCTTGGTAGAGCATTTGCAGGTGGTGCAGGTGCAGCAGATATTCTTAGAGAAAGAGGTATTTTACAGCTTATTCGTGATTTCAAAGGTATAGACGATTTATCAAAAATTAGTTTACCTGATTTCAGAAAAGCATTAGAAGAAACATTGCTTGATCCTGAAGCAGGTATTGCAGGTGCTACAGACAGACTTGCAAAAACAATGACTGGATTAGTTTCTAATATGTCAGACGCATTTACAAGAATGAGTGCTGCTCTTGGAGATTTAGTAAATATGCGAGGAGTTGTTACAACTCTTACAAATGCATTTTCTGGATTAGCTAAAATGTTTACAGAAATGGCAGAAACAGAACTTGAAACCACAGTAAGAGAGCTTGGAGAGTTGGGAGATGCTGCTGTTGAACTTAGACTTGAAATGCTAAAAANNAGAATGCAGCAAATGGAGTTAGACGCCGTTAGAAAAACAAACAACTTTAGATACTAATGTAATTAGACAAGCTATGATAGATAGTGAACAAAGAAGATTGGATATAACAAAAGATTTAGGTA